ACCTGTGATAATCCTGTAAAAAGTGCGTTACTGTTCCAGCTTCCTGAGTCTAGATAAAATGTGTTGTTGCTACTACTGTAATATATACCTCCTTGTAGGTCTGCATATGTATTAACTTTATTCAGTATACAAAGTCCTTCGAAGTTTAACCACCTATTAACATCAAAATTATTTGCAAAATATATCGGTGTTTTAAAGGGATTATTATTATTTAACTCTCCTACTGTTACTACAATTGAACTATTTTCAAATTCTCCGTCAAATCTAGCTTCTTGGTATCTATGGTAACTGCCTATACCTATACCTAACGGAGTTTGTATAAGTTCTGCGTAAGATGTATCCCACTCTCCCTCTCTTGAGTTTACGTCTACTGTTTTAAAAGCTCCACCGTTTCCTCCCTCAATAAGCCCTATACCTATTGAACCTGTAAATTCTGGTCTTGATCCTGATAAGAATGGTGATTTAGCTTTATTTCTCTGAAGTAAGTGTGGTTTGATTATAATACCTGTATCTGCTGTCACTCTAGCAGGTATAAAATCACGAACCATTTTGAATACTGTATTATCAAAGAATTTTATCAATCTAACATAATCAAATACATCGTAAGCATCTGAACTACTCATAATTTCGTTTGTCAGTTGACTTAAGGTGTATATGATGCTTCCTGTGCTATTTAGTAATCCATATGTATTTGATGTTAAACTTCTTGGATCTCCTATGTAATTGTCTATGTTAAAATTTGATAAAGATCCTGTAGCTAATGAATAAGATACGATGTGATTATCCACACTATCAGTAGGTGAAAATCCTACCTCTATAGCATGTAGATCATCAGTGTATTTTAGATCTCTCTTATACATTGATGTATAGGCTGATAAGGTATTTCCTGTTATTAAACTACCTGTATTATCTAATCTGATTTTATCTAAAGAACTTGTATAGTATTTATAATCTCCGTAGAAAGGTCTCTCATCTACATTTCTTCCTCCGTAATATTTTATGTCAAGAATATCAGAAGGTATTCCAAAGCAGTTTATTAATGCTCTTAATCCTCTTTCAGTTCCTTTTGATTTTAGTAACAAAGGTAGATTGTGGTATAACCTCTTATATATTTCTTTCTGGTAGCTGTCTATAGATGAAGGTTCAATAGAAGTGTTTGAACCTGTAACAGATCCTGTTATATAGTAATTTATTACTTCACTTCCCGATTGGTAAGCTTGTCCTATAAATGAAGAAAATAAATCTTCTGTAGATTTATTTGAGGTATATAGTTTTACCCCAAAGTTTTTTAATACCTCTCCTATTAAGTCTTTTGATATACCGAAATCAAGTCTATTATCTGCATTGTATTTATCAGATACCCCTTTTGTATATATCCATAGATTATCAAAATGCTGACCTATCATATGGACGAAGGTTAGGTAATTCTCGTTATTTATATCCTCTCTTAAGAAAGATGGTATTGTATTAATTACAGCGCTTAAGTTTGATAAGTCATACTTATTTGCTAAAGCTAGTTGGGATGCATACCAGGTTATTGCACTTGGGTTACCTGTGGGTATGTTTATGTATGGCTTTGATGTATTTGATTTTGGCCATGCATACGAACTTGATTCGTAATACAAGAATCTTTCATAATGATCAAAATTGTTTAAAATACCTTCTGTAAGATTATTGTAATAAGAAATGCTTCCTGTTATACCTATTGACTGTGAAGTTGCATTACCTACTTCTGATATACTTGATGAATAGTTTTCAAGTAATTGCAATTTGTATTTGAAATTAGCTAACCTCTCATAAGCAGATGAAAAATGTATGAAGTTTTTATAATCCGTATGATCTATACTTAATTCAGCTCCTTTTTCACTAAATAGTGAATATACTTGACTATTTGTATTATTAACTGGATAACTGAATAGTTCTTGATAGTTTAGGTACTGTGTGGGTATTATTTCATTATCCGAGGTTTCTAAATTAAAATTTGCAGGACGTAAATAAGGTACTTCTTCTGGTAGTGTTTCTATATTACTATCTACTTCGAATGCGGTTGAGTCTGCTATAATTTCAACTATAGATAAAGTGCTTTTTATATTATATGTAGTAGGAAGAGGTTCGTATAATTTTACTGTTACAATATTACTACCATTTTCTATTAGTATGTCAATATTTACTCCTATGAATAAGTCGTTATTTTGAAAATTTAAACGAAATTCACTAAAGTAAGATTGAGTTGTTAGATTACTCTTTATCTTTGATACATATGTATTTATCTCTTCATTAGATACATCAAACGTCTGTAATTTTAACTCCGTTCTATCTGTTGATATATCTTGTATAAAAAATGTAGCTTTATTTTTATCTGGGGTGAATAAATCATTTAAGAAATGATATAGTAGCTTTACATCGCCATTATCATACCTATACTTCTTAATATCCTCTATCGGATCTACTGTTAATATAGAAGCTCCCTCTTTACCTGCAGACTGGGCATTACCTAATTCTTTGTAATTTGTATAGTTGTAATCACTTTCCAGTAAGTTATCTGCTAAATCGAATATATGTAATTCTACAAAGTTCTTGTTTCTATCAAATAAAGTGTTAATCTCAAATTGATTTATCAATTGAGAATCTGGTTGAGAAATTTGCTCTACCCCTGTTATACTTTCTGGGGAATCTTGATTAACTGTATATACTATATCTGCCATTACCTATTAACTGTTTCTAGATCCAAAATTTGTTGGTTAGCTTGTAATAATTGTTCTCTTAATTGGGAAATTTCATCCAACAGCGGTTGAATTTCTTCTGTGGTTTTTTCAAAATCTACTAACTCTGAGCTTTTCCTTATTAGGTACTCATGTGAATCTACCTCTCCTTCTGGTGGAATTTCGAAGTATAATTTTTCATAAAGTCTAAAAAAGTTTTCTATAGTATCAGTGTCTTCTCCTACTGCTGGTTGTGTAAAAGATGTAAAGGACCTGTTAACTACTTTATTAAATTGAGTAGAATCGTATACAGTTTTCTGTATTTTTATATCGTTACCCATTTCGTACTACTTTAAACACATTTCCATTATCTACAACTGTAGTACTTCCGTCTAAAGTTGTTTTTACTAATATACGGTAATATCTTTCCGGTTGCAAGCCATCCATGTATATATCGAAATATCCTCCTTGACTATCACAGCTTATTTTTGTAAAATTATTATCAAAATTAATAATCATTTCCTCTGTATTCTCATCTCTTACTCCCCAGTACGAAGCTGCAGGAAGTGCATAATTTGTTAAGTATACTGAAGAGGTTGAAAATGTTCTTACAGGGTATTTTGGCTTTGCTGTTACCCTAAATCTCTGTTTACCTACGTTAGTGTATTTACCTTTATTATTAGTTATATTAATTGTAGAAATACTATTTAAGAGAACCGATAAACTCCCCGTACTATACACACTATCGTCCCACTTAAATTCTAAATAAGGAGGGTATATTGTATTAGTATCCGCACTGTAATATTTTAATCTTATAGAAGATGTTGTATTAAACTCTAAACTGTCTGCAAGTTTTAAAATTAATCCACTATTTACAATACTGCCAGATTGCCACAGTTTTACAGCATTTGTTACATTAACATCTACATCGTATGTAGAGTTCATAGAATTTGACTGTGTAAATTCTAAATTTATTCCTGCTGAACCTGTATACCAGTTTCCTCCTCCTTGTTTTGTTGATATAAAAGATGCTGTTACACCTGCTGGATATGTCGATGTTTCCCAAGGACTGCTTGACCCTATTTTTTGATATGTCCAGGAAACTCCTGAGGTATTTAAAGGACTGTCTCCATATTTACCTGTTCCATTATCCCATCCGCTTACACTACTATATACAGGGTATACATAAAATGTTGTGTTAACAGGTATTTGATACGCATCTGCTAAATATACTCCTAAGGAAGCACTGTAATTATTATTCCCTATCTTATTAACCACTACATCGTTTATTTCAGTAGAGCTAAATTGTAGTAGTAATCTGCTAGATTCTCCTGTTCCTGTTGTGTCAAAATATCCTCCTACTTCAATTATTTCATCCAATCCTGCATTAGCGAGAGGAGATTCACTGAAGATAAAGGTGTCTTTTTCGGGAAATATTCTATATACTGCCATGTGTTATAGTGTTGTTATTCTTCCTTTAATATCTGTTGATGGAAATTTTACTTCAAAAATCATAGGATCATATGATGGATATACTATGTTATTTCTAGTTGCTCCTGATATATCATATGCATATTCAGAATAATCTCCTCCTTGCAGATTTATTATTTCTACTTTTTGAACTGTTTGAACTCCTTTAACCTGGTCTAATAAAGTATATATATTTGATAAGTTAATAGGTTGATTTATGTTCCATTTACGTATATCGAAATAATCCTGTAAGAGTGTATTACATTGTAGAAGTACGTCTCTACCTATGTAATTAGGTCTAACGATTATATCGAAATTAACACCTATATTTACTACAAATGCATCTTTTATGTTAATTGCATCAGTCAATACCATGTACTGTGCTAAGTACTTTTTTAAATTTGATTTTAATGTAGGTGTTGCTGTTATTAAATTTCTTAAATTATTATATGCCAATACATACATTGATAGTGACAGTGGATTACTATCCAATATACTATCTGTTGTTGAATTCGGGTTTGTTAGCTGGTCTTGAGTTATATAAACTTTCCCTACAGAACCGTAATTTGATGGTAACGATAGAGCCCTAACTGTATAATCTTGCAAAGTAACAGCTCTTCCTTGTTCGTTAAATGCTCGTAAAGAATTTTGTCTTAATTCTTCTACAGTATCCCCATCCTTTCCTCCAGAAGCTGCTACAGGATTGTTAAATGTTAATCCTGTTCCGGTTCCTATAACATTTGAAGTAACTACTGTTGTTATTGTATTAGCCGGTACGTTAGCTGCTGCACCTCCTCCTACTAGATATTTTATTTGGATAGTGCCAAGAGGTGCTAATCCGTATGTCTGTGTATATAAAAAGTTTGAAGGATCATATGCATAATCTATTCTAGAGATACCTTGATTAGTTCCTAGTCCTACGTTGGTTGGGTCTGGGGTGATTATGTCATCATTTTGACCTGTTATACCCGCTCCGAATTGTATTTGAAGTTGTCCTGTAGATGTGAATCTTGTAACAAATCTTCTTGGTACTTTTTGTAGAGAGAGCATATATGGTACTTCTCCTGAATCTGTGCTTGTATTTTGTGTATCTTCAAAAATAGTATCTTGACCTAAAAAAGGTACCTCATACCAAGTTTGACCTGTTCCGTTATTGTCTATAATAGATAACACTCCTATTATATTACTATCTTCAATTGTTAGTGTTTTAAATTTCTCAACAGTTGAAATAGTTTCAGTAGTTGTTTTTACTTCTCCTGAGATTGCTTTTACTGTTTTTATTAATCTAAATTGATCAGGTTCTCCGTTTATATCTAAACTATTTACTACAACATCTGTTGGGTCATATGAACTTGAAAAAGAGAAATCTATTGATTTATTAATAAAGAATTTAGGTTGCCCAACTGAGGTAGAGCTTAACTGCGTTCCTGCAGCTATCTGAAGTGTTTGTGTCCAGTCTGGTTCTCCGCTTATTGTTGCATCTACTATTTGGGATACTTCTATATCGACTTCTGCTACTGTTGTAACTTTTGGTCTATATCCCATCATGTATGCTAGGTTATATAAATTGGCAGGATTTTTTGCATATTGTAAATATGTTTCCTGTAATTGCATATCTTGGTAGAATGATAATACATCTCCTACATAAGCAGCCATTTCGATAAACATCATACCTGGGGAGGTAGGTGTAAAATCATTATAAGTATTCGGAAAGTAATTTCTCGCATACTCTATTAACTGACTTCTAAAATCTGTAAAATCCTTATTAATATACTTTATTTCTCTATCTTGAGCCATTATTGTTCAAAATTAATTACTAATTCATCCTGTATGTTTGTGTTAGCAACACTATATTTTAAGTATAAGGTAAATATGTTAGTATCCGGGGTTGCTACTGTTCTCAGTTCTTGTATAATTACGTTAGGAAACCATGTATTTAACCCTGTTGTTACTATAAACTCTACTTCTTCCCCTTTTTCCTGTGTCATTTGCTCAAAAAGTACAGCTCTTAATCCTGCTCCAAAATTAGGATTAAAGAATCTTTCAGATTTACCTGTTAGAAAATAATTAATAAGATTTGACTTAATTGCATCTTGAGTAGTATAGGTTGCTGTGAATACCTGGTTTGAAGAAAAGGGTAACCCTACTCCTATACCTACGCTGGGTTGTAAATCTAACGGGTTTATCTGTTGTACATTAAATGCCATTATGCTCCAAATCTTTGTTTATCTTTTTCTATCGATGCTTTAAAAACATCTCCTGCTCTCATCATGAAATCAAATTGTGAAATATCTAATCCCGGTTCTGGACCCTGTCTAAACTGTTCTATAGGATTACCTCCCAGTCCTGGTGCAGAAACCATATCAGAAGTAGCAGAAATTAATTCTTTATATTCTCCTTGGCTCATCGAATACCTGGTTTCTTGTAGTAGATCCATAATAGGGTCTCCTGAAGGAACTGGTTTTGATACGGTAGGTTTGTAATTTTCATACTTAGTTACCTGATTCACTTGCGGGGAAGGGGTCACTTTTCTCTCTGAGAGGTCCATTAATAGTTCTTCACGAATCACTTCCCTCAAAGCTTCTTTTATTAATTTTTTAAAAACATCTGCCTTCATATAAATAAATAGTTATGTTATGGTAATTGATTATCTATTCTAAATTTAATTTCATCTAATAATACATCTGTGGAAGAGCTAAAAGATAACGGACCTTTTATTACGATAATTCCTCTTCTATCTTTCGCAATAGCATACCTTCTAGGAGCTACTGTACTCTGGCTAATATCTTGTAAAATCTCTAGTTTATACCCTTTGTATTCGTAATCTGGACCTGGGGTACCTTCTGTTCCTGTGTTCTCTTTAGGCTGTGCATCCAGTACTATACTTGGTAATGCTGTACTATCTTGACTACATTGCTGTATGGCTAAGTCTATAGAGTTTAATCTTTGCTTTAGGTTTACTAAAGTATTTGATGTAGAGTCTACTATTCCTAAAATACCTTGTCTATCTGCTTCTAAACCGTCTACAAGTTTGTTTAACCTAATTAATGCATCACTATACCTTGTTAATATATTTATAGGAATCCCCAATCCCCCTGACATGGGAGGAATTATTGCTGTAGGTATAGGTATATTTTTTATAACCTGTATCGCTAATCTAGTTGATCTTATTATACCATTAAACCTATTTGCTGTACTTCGTAAGTTATTTACTCTTTTTTCAAATGCATTTATAACTTTTAAGAGATTATTTCTCTGGGTTATTATTCTCTTAATTTCTGAACTGTCAGGACATTGGTTTGAGAACTTGCTTAATATTTCTAGAACTCTTCCTTGTACCTGTGTTGTTAGTTTTCCTTGGATAGAACCCACCTGTCGTGCAATGATTCCTGATATTGAGGGTATTCTGGCCATTATTCTGTAAATACTTTTTTAGATTGAAATATTTTAAATTGTGTTTTCAGTGATTGTACTGTTGCTTTTAATGAAGGTCCTGCTGCATTTAATTGTGTAACTGGTCCTGCTCCTACCGCGGAAGCAGTAGACATTGCATCTGCTACAGTGGATAATGTATCTAATAATGCACTTAGCCAATTCTCTAATTGTCTTCCTAATACAGCTGGTTGCTGTGCACTTGCAGGTGCAGTTCTCGCTCTTTCTCCTAAATAAATTTTCTTTGCATCAACACAGAAGTAGTCTGTGGCATCAAAATTTAAAGTATTTGCATTTAACCCTATCGAATCTTTTGCAGAAATAAAAGCACTTTCTTCTTTTGCATTAAAATACAATCTACCTCCATTTACGATTACTTGATTGCCTTGAAACTGGTCTGAGGTTTTGGGTATGTCATTGTAGGATTTTCTCTTACTGTTAGCTGCGTTTAGCGGTATTTTGTGATTAGATACAAAGTAGAGTGAGTTAAAGTCTTCATTTATATTCTCCTCTATTAAATCACTTCCGTTATTTGTCTTTATCTGTCCATTGCTTATTAAAATAACAGGTTTTCCATTATTACTGTCATTTATGATAGTGCTGCTTCCTTTACTTCCTCCAAATCTAATAGATTGTCCCAATCTCCCTTCATGCAAGGTATCTCCTGGGTTAGCAATTAATGGGTTTATATCTTTCTGTTCAGGAAATCCTTTTA